ATTCTATGCAATGTTCTGTTGCAATGGAAGATATTGAATATGCGAAATGGTTGACTGATCAACCATGCTACATTGATCCTGATGACATTGAAGATTGGGATTAATCGTCACGGATGGACGTTAACAGCACTGGTCGGGAGCAAACCCCTTATGTCTAAAACATGTATCCTGAGATATATCGGGAACTTTCTCCTTCTACTTGGTTATCAAATCATGTTGTGGGGAGATTTCAAAAATGGTTTGATGATAAAGTTTATTGGGGGACTACTCGGTATTCCTTTTGCTATCAAACTCAAACTCTGGGATGTGCTATTTCTGATAGCATTCTTTGGTATTACCGAACTATCAAAGTTGTCCCAACTTTTCTTGGTTTCTTAAAACTAAGTGGTGGAGCCATTCATATAAATAATTACTATAAATGTAATATTGATATGAAGACCTATTACACTTATGCTTATCTTCGTGAAAATGGAACTCCGTATTACATAGGAAAGGGAACTGGTCGCAGAGCATATCATAAAAATCATAATGTTCCAAGACCATCCAAAGATAAAATATTATTTTTAAAGAAAAACCTTTCCGAAGAAGATGCATTAAAACACGAAAAATATCTAATATCAATATTAGATAATCTTTTAAATAGAAAAAGTGGTGGAAGTAAAGGAAGAACTCCATTAAGTGAAGAACATAAATTAAAAATTAGTAAAAAATTAAAAGAGGTTAGACCTTTACAAGTCATTACAAAAGAACATAAAGATAATATCAAAAACTCTGTAAAAAATCACTGGAATTCTCTTTCTGGTGAAGAAAGAACTAAAAGAATTTCAAATTTTATTAAACTTCCTAAAAAAATTTTTATAATTGAAGGTAGAGAGTATCTTGGTATTCAATCTATTATGGAGCACTATAATATGACTAAAATAGAAGTTACTAATAGGATTTATAGTAAATCTAAAAAGTGGTCTTCTTGGTCCCCGCAAGATAAGGCACAATAAAAATTCTTGCTGGTGCGGATGGGACTCTCTCCCGCCTGGTTTCTTGCCTCCAGTCAAAGGGCAAGTGGCGAGCCTGAAAGACCTAAGGAGAGTTGCATAAACTCTCCTTTTTTAGTATAATGATACAAAAGACTTTATCATATGAAAGTTGCTTTAATTACTGGTATTACTGGGCAAGATGGATCTTATCTTGCTGAACTTCTCCTAGAAAAAGGATATGAAGTTCATGGAATTATTCGCCGTAGTTCTCTCATCAATACACATCGCATCGATCACATTTATAATAAATTAAAGTTGCACTATGGGGACTTAACTGATTCAACAAATCTTGTTAGAGTTATTCAAAAAGTTCAACCAGATGAGATTTATAATCTTGGTGCTCAGAGTCATGTCAAAGTATCCTTTGAGATGCCTGAATACACTGCTGATGTTGATGCTGTTGGAACTCTTAGGGTTCTTGAAGCAGTCCGTCTCCTGGGCATGGAAGACCGTGTACGCATCTACCAGGCATCTACTAGTGAACTCTACGGATTAGTTCAGGAGACACCACAGAAGGAGACTACACCATTCTATCCACGATCTCCTTATGGTGTGGCAAAACTCTATGGATATTGGATTACGAAGAACTATCGTGAGGCATATGGAATGTATGCCTGCACTGGTATTCTTTTCAATCACGAATCTCCTCGTCGTGGTGAGACTTTTGTAACCCGTAAGATTACTCAGGCACTTTCTAGAATTTCTGTTGGACTTCAAGATTGTTTGTACCTAGGTAATCTGAATGCAAAACGTGATTGGGGACACGCAAAAGACTTTGTAGAAGCAATGTGGTTAATGCTTCAACAGAATGAACCTCAGGACTTTGTAATTGCCACTGGAAAACAATATTCGGTTCGTGAGTTTGTTGAAGAATCAGCACCTTATTTTGGAATGAAGATTGAGTGGATGGGTGAAGGTTTGGATGAAGTTGGATATGATTGGAATACTAAAAAAGCAGTCATTAGAGTCAATCCTAAATATTTTAGACCTGCTGAAGTTGAGACTCTGTTAGGTGATGCCACTAAGGCAAAGGAAAAACTAGGTTGGGAACCTAAGATTTCATTTAAAGAATTAGTTGAGGACATGTGTGTTTATGGACAGTGAAAGTAAAGTATTTGTTGCAGGAAATCGAGGTCTTGTAGGATCTGCGATTGTAAGAAATTTAATCGGTAAAGGATACAAAAACATTTACTCTGCTCCAAGAACTCATTTTGATTTAAGAGATCAAAATGATGTTGAGAAATACTTCGAAGTTAATCGACCAGAATATGTATTTCTTGCTGCTGCTAAGGTTGGTGGAATCAAAGCAAATAGTGATTATCCTGCACAATTTATTAGAGATAATTTGCAGATTCAAACTAATGTAATTGATGCTGCCTATCGGCATAGAGTCAAAAAATTAGTTTTTCTTGGTTCTTCTTGCATTTATCCTAAATTTGCAACACAACCAATCACGGAAGATCAGTTTATGACTGGTTCTCTGGAACCTACAAATGATGCTTATGCAGTTGCTAAGATTGCTGGTATTCGTATGTGCCAGGCATATCAGCAACAATATGGATTTAACGCTATTTCACTGATGCCTACAAATCTTTATGGTCCTAATGACAATTTTGATTTAGAAACATCTCATGTTCTTCCAGCATTAATTCGTCGCTTTCATGAAGCAAAGGAATCAAATGCACCTTATGTTGAATGTTGGGGTGATGGTTCTGCGATGCGTGAATTTCTTTATGTTGATGATATGGCAGAGGCATCGATTTATTGTATGTTGAATTATAATGATCCAGAAATTATTAATATTGGAACTGGTGAAGATCTTACAATTAAATCTTTAACTAGAAAAATTGTAGATGTAACTGGATATTCTGGAGAAGTTCATTGGGATACTTCTAAACCAAATGGAACTCCAAGAAAAGTATTGAATGTTGATAAAATTAAATCTATTGGTTGGGAACCTAAAATCAATCTTTATGATGGTCTTGTTAAAACTTACGAATGGTTTAAGAGTACTATATAAATTAAAATGAACTAAATTTATGGACAATAAAGAGTGGTTTAAAAATCAATTAAAATTGATAGAAATAGAAGTATTTTCTTTTTGCAATAGAAAATGTTGGTATTGCCCTAATTCTTATATTGATAGGCATAGTACTAATAATCTCATGCCCGAAGAAAAATATTTAAATATATTGAATCAATTAAAGGAAATTGATTATCGAGAAGAAATTACATATAGTAGGTATAATGAACCTTTATCTCATAGGGACATTATTGTAAAGAGAATCAATCAAGCTAGATCAATTTTACCAAATTGCAAACTTAGAACAAATACAAATGGTGATTATGTAACTCTTGATTATATTCATGAATTGAGAGATAATGGACTTAATGAATTATTCATTCAACAATATTTGGGAAATGATGAATTATATGATCATTCTAAAATGAAAGATAGGATGATTAAAAAAATTGATGGATTAGGAGTAGAATATTCTGTTATAAGTGATATTCAAGATCATCGTATTGAGTATGAATTGCATATCCCTGGAATAGTCGTACATTTAAGAGCAAGGAACTTCAGTATTGAAGGAACTGGAAGAACTAAAAAGGTATGTGATTTTAATTCTGAATATGTAAGAACAAAACCATGTGTTCAACCATTCAATAACATGTATATTGATTACAATGGATCTATTATGGTTTGTTGTAATTCAAGATCTGATGTTCCCGAAAATAGTGATGCTCTTATGGGAAATGTTGATGATGATAAACTTTGGAACATCTATAGTGGTGATAAGTATACCTATTGGAGAGAACATTTAAAGGATGAATCTCCGAAGAGTGGTATGTGTGAAAAATGCAAAATTGATGTTGACTTTACTGAATTTTTATGAAAACCGTAGTATCCCATTTTTATAATGAAGAATATTTACTTCCTTGGTGGTTGAATCATCATAAGAAAGTATTTGATTATGGCATCATGATCAATTATGCTTCTACGGATAGATCTGTTGAAATTATCAAAGAAATCTGTCCTCATTGGTTAGTTGTAGATTCGGCATTTAAAGAATTTGACGCAATTCTTCTTGATCAAGAAGTAATGCATTATGAAAGTCAAGTTCCTGGATGGAAAATATGTTTGAATATTCCTGAATTTCTTTATGGTGATTATTCAGTATTGAATGACGATCCTACACCACAGGAACATTATATTCCAAGTTTTTATTTTGTTGATCCTAATGAAAATACGATAGCAGATCCAAATATTCCTTTACATGAGCAATTTAAATTTGGACTTGATTATAGAGATAATTTGGGAGGTACTCATCCACAAAAAGGTAATAAGAGTTATAGGCATTGGAGAGTAATTCACAATCATTCCATTCAATATACTCCTGGAAGACATTTTGGTAGCGGACCAGAAGACCCACATTTTGCGGTTTTCTACTATAATCTTGCACCATTTAATGAAAGTATGATACAAAGAAAACTCCAAATACAAACCAGATTATCTGATAGATTTAAAGATCAGCATCATAAAATGAGTAGAGATGAGTTGTTTAGTGATCGAGAAAAATATTTTCTTCCTTTCACCATAGATTTAAGTCCTGATATAAACCATTATGTGAATTTGACTGGCATTTGATATGGGAGTAACTAAAAAAGTTGTTATTACTAATCATACTGATAAATTTGTAGAATGGTATCATATCCTTACTGAACATGGATATACAAAAGATGATGTTGTAATATATGATAGGGATGATGAAAAATTTAATGGAAAAAATCTTGATCCAGCGAGATTTGAAAAATATGGAACAGTCATAAAATCTCCGAATGTTGGATATAACATCTATGATTTGGGAAGATATATCTATGATAATTATGATAATCTTCCAGATTTTATGATTTTTATTAAATGTAATTTACTTCAAAATCATTATACTACTCAGAAAAGATTTGAATACGCTCTAGATTCAAATTTCTTTGTTCCAATTGATGCTGATCCGGTTGAAAATTTTTATAATAGCCCATTATTCATTAATGATGGCACTTATGTTGAAAAGGTAACTGATGTTGTTTGTCAAAATACAAAAGTTTATCCTAGAATAAAAAATTTTGAAGATTTTATTAGAGATCTTTTTATAATAGAAAGAATTCCAGATTATCTATTATTTGCTCCAGGGGCAAACTATGTTATTCCTAAACAAAATATGCTAAAATATAGCAAGAACTTTTATAAAAAAATGATGGTTTATACTGATTATCATCATAGTGATGTTCAAGAAGCGCATTGGTTTGAAAGAATATTGACCATGGCTTGGCAAGGTTGTTTAGAAGAAAATTTTTCACATATTGTTTGAGGTAATTAGATGAAACTAGTTGAAATTTTAAGTACTAATGAAAAAATTCTTAGTATTGGTGAAATTGTAAGTGATAAAAATACATCACATTCTTATATTGATAATTTTTATGAGAATGAATTTTCAAAGTATAAAAATAAAAGTATTTCCTTTTTAGAAATTGGAATTAACAATGGTTCGTGCTTTGAAATGTGGAGAAATTATTTTACAAAAGCAAAACAAATTGTTGGTATTGATATTAGAGAAGATTTTGTTCTTCCCATTTTTAAAAATTTAGATGGTGTAACCTATCATTTTTGTGACGCATATGATGAAAGTTTTGTAAAAACTCTTCCAAAGTTTGATATTATTATTGATGATGGATCCCATTTACTTGAACATCAAGTTAGATTTATTGAATTGTATTTGGATCATTTAAAGTCTGGTGGTGTTATGGTAGTGGAAGATATTGCAGTTGGAAACTACTCAAATGCTCAGGATGTATTAATTTCATTGGTTAAAGATGTGGAAGGGATTTCTTATGAATGGTTGGACTTTAGAGAAATTAAGGGAAGAGATGATGATATTTTGATGATCATCAGAAAAAAATAATCAAAACTTGTAAATTAGACTAATTAAAATGAAAAAATTAAAAGAAATCATTCAAGAATATAATTTGGATATTGAAACTAATCCAAAATATGGAACTGACAAGGGATATCCAAAATCCTATATTGATGAATTTTATGAAGATAAATTTTTACCATTAATTGATTGTGAAATCAATTTGGTCGAAATCGGAGTTCGCTCTGGAGCTTCATTAAAATTATGGAGTGAGTATTTTTCTAAAGCAAATATTATTGGTATTGACAATCTTAGTGATTTTAATGATCATCAAGTTCCAATTAACGAAAGTTGGACTTCCTCTGATAGAGTTACTTTTATTGATGCTGATGCATATTCGCAAGAAACGATTGATAAAATTAATAACAAAATTGATATCTTAATTGATGATGGTCCACATACATTTGAAAGTCATATTAAATTGTTGGAGTTCTATATTCCAAAAATGAATTCAAATGGTATGATTATTATTGAAGATATTTCATATGATCCTAATCAATTATATTCCTATGTTCCTGGAGATTTACAAGATAAATCTTATGTTTGTGATTATGGTGGATATGACAATAGACTTATTATAATTCAATTTTAAAATTTATGAAAATATTTGATGTATTTTTATTTTTTAATGAACTGGATCTTTTAGAGATTCGTTTGAATATGCTTTATCCTTTTGTTGATTATTTTGTAATCAACGAAGCAACTCAAACTTTTTTTGGATCTGATAAACCACTTTATTATCTTGAAAATAAACAAAAATTTAAAAAATTTGAAGATAAAATCATTCACAATATTATTGAACCACCTACAGTTCAACAACTTGATGATGTGGGGCAAAAATATGGGACTTCAGTGAGATGTCATCAAACTGATGCTTATCAGAAAGATACTATTAAAAACTTTTTAGATAATGTATCTTCTTCTAATGACGCTATTATTTGGAGTGATCTTGATGAAATTCCAAATCCAGAGGCAATTGAAAATCTAAAAGATTTCTATAAACCAAATAAGGTTTATAATTTTGCTCAAGAATATTGTATTTGTTATTTTAATATGATTGAAAAAACAGGAATTTTTAGATCACAAACTCCAGATTTTGATTATGAAGATTATCCTAAATGGTTAGGGACAAAATTATTCAGTTTTGATTTTCTTAATAGATATACTCTTACCGAAATGCGAAGAGAATTGTCAAATGAAGAAAATATTAGAATTTCTCCTGGTGGATGGCATTGGTCTTATGTTGGAAGTAATGGTCTTTCTGTAGAGGAAAGAGTTCTTACTAAGATTAATAGTGCAGCTCATCAGGAATATAATAATGATGCTGTAAAATCTTCTATCTCTAACCATTTGAAGCATAACAATGATCCGCTTGGTCGTGGTGGGTGTAAATATGAGATTGTTGAAATTGATGATACTTATCCAAAATATATCTTGGATAATTTGGGCAAATATTCTCATTTGATTAAAGATGTTAGCAACTGAAATTCTTAAAGGTCAGGGTATTGGGAATCAACTATTCTGTTATGTAACAACAAGATCTATCGCTCATGATAGAGGATTGGAGTTTGGTATTAAAGATACTGGATGGTGTGGGGATAGGCGATATAATCAGGATGGATTTTACTGGATGGATCTTGATATGGGATCTTCAGTTCCAGATAATATGCAAGTTTATTATGAGCAAGATAGAAGATTAAAATTGAACACTTGCCACCATGATATGACGCATGGTTGTGATATTAGAAAATATGACTCAGATCTTGTTAATGTTTCTGATAACACAATGATTTTTGGAAATATGCAGGATGAAAAATATTTTGTTCATAATAAGGATCTTGTTAAAGAGTGGTTAAAAGTTAAACCAGAATACGATACTTATGACTATACTGATGATAATATTTGTGTATTAAATTTTAGGGGTGGAGAATATGTTGGATTTGGTGAATTATATTTAACTAGAAAGTATTGGATTGATGCTATGAATAATATGACTAATATTAATCCATATATGGAATTTGTGGTTATTACTGATGATATAAAAGCATCTCAAGACATGCTTCCAGAAATTCCAGCATACCACTTTTCTGTTGACAAAGATTATGCTATAATTAAAAATTCTAAGCATATAATTTTATCAAATTCTAGTTTTCCATTTTTTGCTGTTTTTACTAGTGACACCATTAAAAATGTTATTGCACCTAAGTATTGGTCAAGACACAATGTTTCTGATGGATATTGGTCAATGGCGCAAAATATGTATCGGGAATGGACATATCAAGATAGAGAGGGAAATCTCCAATCTTATGATGAATGTTTAATCGAATTTGAAGAATATTCTGAAAGAAATAATCTTTATGTATAAGCATATGAAAATCGGATTTAATTGTAGTTCTTTTGATTTATTTCATGCTGGGCATGTTACCATGCTCAAAATGGAAAAGGAAATGTGTGACTATTTAAAAGTTGCTCTCCAAGTTGATCCAACGATTGATAGACCTGGAGTTAAAAATAAACCAGTACAGACTGTATATGAACGCCATGTTCAACTTCAAGCATGTAAATATGTTGATGAAATTTTGGTGTATGAAACTGAAGAAGATTTGCTCAATTTAATTCAAACTCAAACAATTCATATACGTTTTTTAAGTGAAGAGTATATAGATCGAGATTTTACAGGAAAGCAGTATTGTATTGACCATGACATAGAATTATTCTATCATTTAAGAAAACATAAATATTCTTCAACTGAAATTCGAAATAGGGTATATGATCTTGAAAAGAAAAAAAGAGAAGAGAATGGAGACATACCTGTTGTGGAGCAATATTCTCCACAACTCTTAGAAAAATATTCTTTAAGGAATGATTGATAATGTCTATTTTAGTTACTGGAGGTGCAGGATTTATTGGTAGTAATCTTCTCCATCATTTAATTGAAACTGCAAATGATGAAGTTATATGTATTGATAAACTGACTTATGCTGCAGATAGAAATAATGTTCCCGATGGAATGAAGTTTTATGCCACCGATATTGTCGATGAGCACAATTGTGAATATATCTTTAAAAAGCATAAACCAAAAACAATCTTTCATCTTGCTGCCGAAAGTCATGTAGATAATTCAATCGAAGATTGTTCTCAATTCCTTCATACAAATATTAATGGAACAGTAAATCTTCTTAATTTATCTGTAAAGTATGAAGTTGAAAGATTTATGCATATTTCAACTGATGAAGTTTATGGTTCTATAGAAGAGGGATATTTTACTGAACTTTCAAATTATATGCCAAGAAATCCATATTCAGCATCTAAATCAGCAAGTGACCATTTTGTGATGGCATATCATACAACTTATGGTCTACCCACAATTATTACAAACTGCTCCAATAATTATGGACCTAGACAAGATGTTGAAAAGATGATTGCGAAGACAATTATGAATTTGATGCAAGGTAAGAAGGTTCCTGTTTATGGTGATGGAAAGCAAGTTCGTGATTGGTTATATGTGCAAGATCATTGTGAGGCACTTGTAGAGGTTTGGAATCGTGGTAGAATAGGGCAAAAATATAATATTGGTGGAGAGTGTGAAATCAAGAATATTGATCTGGTCAGAATGATTCTTGATCGTATGAATATGAAGGAAAATATGATAGAATATGTTCAGGATAGACCAGGGCACGATCGTCGTTATTCTACAGATATTACTAAGATTAGACATGAATTGAAATGGTCTCCAAAATTTTCCATAGAGCAAGGACTTGATAGAACAATTGAATGGTATGAACGCAATAGGAACCAATCTTAAAGATGCTTATATCATCACAAACAAAAAGTTTGAGGATGATCGTGGATTCTTTATGGAGTCTTTTAATTTAAAAGAATTTGAAAAAATTACCAGTGTAAGTAATTTTGTCCAAGATAATCACTCCAAATCTTCTAAAGGGGTTTTGAGAGGACTTCATTATCAAATTGAACATGCACAAGGAAAACTTGTTCGTTGCATTTCTGGTGCAGTTTATGATGTGATTGTTGATTTGAGAAAATCATCTCCATCATTTGGAAAATGGTTTGGGATTAAATTGTGCGAGAATAATCTACAATTATGGGTTCCTCCTGGTTTTGCTCATGGATTTTATACTTTAACTGATACCGCAGAATTCTGTTATAAAACCACAGATTATTATCATCCAGAATATGATAGGACTCTTCTTTGGAATGATAGTGATCTAGGAATTGAATGGGGACTTATTAGTGATCCAATTCTTTCCAGTAAAGATATGAAAGGAAAAACATTTGAGGAATGTGAAAAGTATGTTTGAAAAAATTTCTGTCTATGGTGGAACCGGATTTATTGGAGGTTCCTTTTGCAATCTTTTTTCTGATCAGGTTGTGAAAATTCCTAGAGAATTTAGAGAACCACAGTCCAAAGATATTCTTTATTTTATTAGTACAACTACAAATTATAATGTCTTTGAAGATCTTCATGTAGATATCAATACTAATTTGAATCTTCTTATGGAAGTACTTGAGCATTGTAAAGGTGAAGATATTGTATTTAATTTTGTCAGTTCTGGATTTGTTTATGGGTTAGATGTCATAGATGCAAAGGAAACTGATATTCCAGATCCTAGAGGATTTTATTCAATTACAAAAAGAGCGGCAGAACAATTATTGATTTCATTCTGCGAAACTTTTGGATGTAAATATCGCATCTTTCGTCTTGCAAATGTGTATGGAACTGATAAAACAGTTTCACCCAAAAAGAATGTTCTTGGATTTTTGATAAACAAATTAAAAAATGATGAAGATATTCAACTTTATGAAGGAGGACTTGTTCTTCGTGATTACATGCATGTTGATGATGTATCAAGAGCAATTAAATGTATTATAGATAGTGGATCTGAAAATCAAATATACAATATTGCTAGTGGACAACCACAATATTTTCGTGATATAATTCAGTTAGCAGTTGATAAATTGCCTAATTCTAAAAGTAAAATTCTATCCGTAGAAACTCCAGAATTTTATGCAAAGACTCAAGCAAAAAACTTTTCCTTAAATGTTGAGAAGTTAAATAATTTAAATTTTAAACCAAGTATTTTGATTGATGATGGAATTTTGCAATTATGTCTCAAATGATTGATTTGCCACAGGTTACATTAATTTGCACTTCTTCCGTACAAATGGATAGAGTTTATTATTCATTTTATAAAAGTACGGAAAAAATTAATTTTGGGGAAGTTAAATTAATATCTCATCAAAAACCTAAAGATTTACCAGACTTCATTTCATATGAAGAATGTTATGAAATAAAATCTAAAGATGAATATAGTTATTATTGCATTTACAATTTAACTAATCATGTGAATACTTCGCATTGTTTAGTGATTCAACCTGATAGTTTTGTAATCAATCCAGAAATGTGGGATAATTCCTGGTTGGAATATGATTATATTGGCGCCCCTTGGCAATTTAGTGAAGATGCTTATATTGATCCATTTGGTAATCATCAAAGAGTTGGTAATGGTGGATTTTCTTTGAGAAGTAAAAAACTTTTAGATGTTCCTAAAAATGCATATGTGCATTTTGATGTTAACTATGGTAATTTTTATAAGCATATGAATGCTAATAATTTTGCTGAGGATGGTAATATTTGTGTTCATAATCGACACATATATGAAACCTTAGGATGTAAATTTGCTCCTGTAGAAGTTGCAGCAAAATTTTCTCATGAAAAACAGATGTCGGAAACAGAAGGTATAAAACCTTTTGGATTTCATCATATTCTTCCTCCAGGTACTCAATTATGAAATTTATAATTTGGAGGCATAAACTCCATGAATCAACCCACAGTTATATCCATAGTTCATATAATAAAGCATTTCAGTATCTTGGATATGAAACTTATTGGGTAGATAGTAAAGATGATTTGAGTTCGGTTGATTTTTCAGATGCGGTCTTTTTTGTTGAAGGATCATGTAGTGATGATATGCCCAGAATATCAAATTGTAAGTATATTACTCATCATCTTGATACTGAAAAATTAACTTCTGCTGGAATTCCATATGAGAATATTTTAAAACTTGGCAATTATCTTCCTAGGGAAGAAGTTCATGAAAAGGTTGAAGATCTAGCATATTGGGATAATAGTACTAGAACTCTTTATCAATGTTGGGGAACTGATTTACTTCCATCCGAGATTAACATTGATGGATATGTTCCTTTTAATCCTTCAAGAAAAACTTTAAATTATGTTGCAATGCTTTATGAGCAAGGCCCTTGGTGGGCAGAAGAATTTGCAACTTTATTAGATCATGATTTTGGAGTAGAATTTAAAGTATTCACTCAACATGTAAGTCATGAAGAAAATGTTCAATTGATAAGAGAATCATTTTTATGTCCAGATTTTAGAAGTGATTGGCACTTGGAATGTGGATATATTCCATGCAGAATGTGGAAAAACATTAGTTATGGTAGAATTACTGGAACTAATTCTCCATATGTTAAGAGGGCACTGGGAGATTATGTTGTATTTGGTGGAACTCCCCAAACATTGTATCAAAATCTATTAAATGCCGAACAGAATCGGACAATTAATATGAAAGATGCTATGATGTTTGTGAGAGATAATCACACATTTATTAATCGTGTAAATAATATTTTGAAGTTCTTATGATCGGATTTAATCACTTAGGTCGTCATGGGCGACTTGGAAATCAAATGTTCCAATATGCAGCACTTAGAGGCATTGCTACATTGAAGGGATATGAATTTTGCATACCAGCATCAGAATTTAAAGATGAATGGAATGATCATCAATTATTTGAAGCGTTTAATCTGGGCAATTTGAATAAAAAACAAATTCTTCCTGGAAATTATTATCAAGAAAAACATTTCAATTATGATTGGAATTATGTTGAGAACTGTCCAGATAATGTAAATCTATATGGATATTTTCAAACTGAAAAATATTTTTCACATATTTCTGATAGTATAAGAGAAGATTTTACTTTCAATTCGGAAATTTTAGATCCATGTAAAGAGGCATTTGATTTTGATGAACTTATCTCACTTCATATTAGGAGAACTGATTTCGTTGAGAAATCTGAAGATCATCCTCCATGTTCTTTAGACTACTATCAAAAAGCACTTGAAAAATTTGATTCTAATATTCAAGTAATGATTTTTTCAGATGATATTAATTGGTGTAAAGAACAAGACTTATTTAAAGATGATCGTTTTATTTTTTCTGAGAATGACTGGAATTTAATTGATCTGTGTTTGATGAGTATGTGTACGCATCATATTATTGCAAATAGTACTTTTAGTTGGTGGGGTGCATGGCTATCTGGATCCAATCAAGTTATAGGTCCTTCTAAATGGTTTGGTGATTCTGGATATACTGCATCACACGATACCTCAGATATTATTCCTGAGAGGTGGATGAAAATCTAATGTCTGAAATTTCTATTTGTATTCCTACCTATGAATTTTATGGTGATGGAGTTAAGTATCTTTCGGAATTGTTTGATACAATTGAATGTCAAACATTTACTGATTATGATATTGTAATTTCTGATCACAGTAAAGATGATGAGATTTATAATTTTTGTGAAAAAAGTTCTGAAAAATTTGAAATAACTTATATTCGTAATGAAAATGGTAGAGGATATCAAGCACCGAATACAAATTGTTGTTTAGAATTTGCAGAAGGTAGAATTTTAAAACTTATCTATCAGGATGATTTATTTGTTGACTCGTTTGCATTACAAAAAATCAAAGATACTTTTGACCAAAATAAATGTAAATGGGTGATGCATGGATTTAATCATACTCCAGATGGAAAATCATTTAATAGACCAATGATTCCTAAATGGACTGATATGATGCTAGAAGGTAGAAATCTTTTAGGAAGTCCTTCTTGTTTTGTTACCTTAAATGAATATAAACTTTATATGGATGAATCTATTAAATTACTTATTGATACTGATTTATATCATCGAATGAGAATGTCTTATGGAATGCCTTATATTTTGGAAGATGTATTGATTTCAAATAGGGAACATCCTAATCGAGTAAGTAGTAATAGTGTAACTTATGATATGCAAATTAATCATCCAGAAGGTGGGTGGTTAGTTAACAAAAATGAATATCAATATGTAGTTGAAAAACATAAAAACAATAGGGAGTATCCAGATGAAAATTGATCTTAAAGATGCAACTTTTATAGTTCCAATCAGAATTGAATCTGATGATAGACTCCGAAATGTGATTACTACATTGTGTTTTTTAATATCTAATCTTGATACAAACATTATTGTTCATGAAGTTGACAAAGAATCAATTTTTAAAAAAGATGCTTTGCCGCAAATAGAAGAATATTTTGATGGAGATATTTCGTCACTTACTCATAAATTTGAATATTCCGACTCACCTTCATTTCATAGGCAAAGAGTCTTAAATGACATGTTAATGGAGGCAAATACTTCTGTAGTTGTTAATTATGATTGTGATATTTTACTTCCTATAGAATCTTATGTTTCTGCATATAATTTACTTCTAAGTAAACAATCTGATGTAGTATATCCTTATGGGTATGGAGATTATCAGAAACAAATATTTGCTGATGATGAACTTGTATCAGATTTCTTAAATAATGATTTTGATTTTCAAATTTTAGAGACAAAATCAAAAATTTTTATGTCACATTATGGATTCGTTCAATTTTTTAATCGCCAAATCTATATCGATGGTGGGATGGAAAATGAAAATTTTGTTGCCTATGCCCCAGAAGATGTGGAAAGATTTTACAGATTCACAACTTTAGGTTATAATGTATCTAGAGTTGATTCGGTGGTCTATCATTTGGAGCATAAGAGAACTGAGAACTCTTGGTTCAATAATCCTCATATGCAATCTAATAATGATGAGTGGGAAAAAATCCAAAAAATGGATTCTGATACATTGAGAAATTATATAAAAACTCAAAGATACTACTTAAATAGAGTCAATAAATAGTTTGGATTTTGGTGAAATTATGTTTATTTCTGGGTACGGTTTAGTTGATTTGCTTAAATCTACAAATAAAAAAGAATTGGTTGGGATTGAACTTGGGTGTGGTGATGGGGATACAACTCTACATCTTTTGAGCAATCTTCCAAATCTTACTTTATATGGTATTGATCCATATATTGGGTATGATGATTTTAATGGGCATAATCCTGCTGAGATGCTTGCAGGTAATTTGGTCAATACTATGAGAAAAATTGATCCCTATAAAGATCGGTTTACTCTGTATAGGGATATTTCCGATAATGTTGTAGATAAATTTGACGATGGAAGTTTGGATTTTATTTTTATCGATGGTTTGCATAGTTATGATCAAGTTTTAAAAGATTGTGAAAATTATTATCCTAAAATTAAAAAGGGTGGATTATTTTCTGGGCATGATTATAGGGTAATTGATTCTGTTAATAGGGCAGTTAATGAGTTTGCTGCTAAAGTAAGTGTTTCTGAAATTGGTGAAACTCAAAATGATGTATGGTATTGGGTGAAGTAAATTTTAAAGTTTTATGATTGTTTGATGATTTAATAATGGATAAAAATAAAGCAGCATATAAACTCAAGGGTCTTCCTCCCATTTATTATCTGAATCTGGATGAACAACCAGAAAGAGCAGAGTATATGGAAGGTCAATTTAAGTATTGGGAAATTGAAGATTATACTCGTATCTCTGCCTATGATGGTAGGGATGGTAGAGACTTGGGGGAGATTCTTAAAGGTCGTTATCCTGATATGATGTCTTCTGGTGAGGTAGGTTGCGTAACATCGCATCTGAAGGCACTGAAGCACTTCTTAGAGAACTCTGATTCTCCTTGTGCTCTGATTATGGAGGATGATTGTGATTTGGATACTGTGAAGCACTGGGGATTTACTTGGAGAGATTTCTTTTCTAAGATTCCTTATGCTTATGATGTAGTCCAACTTGCAATTATTAATCCAGCGCAAGTTCATATGAAGTTGCATCGTAGATTTGTAAATGATTTTTCTACTGCTTGCTATTTGATTACAAGAAATCATGCACAGAAACTAATTAATTTTCATGTTCGTGGTGATAAGTATAAGATTGATAATGGAGTTAAACCCAGAGCAGTTGCAGATGATTTGATTTATAATTCTGGAAATACTTATGCAATTCCTTTATTTCTTTATAAGATTGAATTAGGTTCTTCTATTCATACAGATCATATTGATGTTTTTCATAAGTCGAGTTATGAAGGTCTCTGGAAATTTTGGAGAAACGATTCTCCAAATATTCAAGATTGGAATTCAATCTTTGATTATGATCCGTACTTTGGGACACTACCGCCAGGATTTGAGGGTAAATGAATGAGGAGGGGGGGTGCTTGACACCCCTTTCTTTTTGCTATATAATTCTGTTGTAAATCTTTACAAAAGATAATGACTGTAACGACCAATGAGCGTGGGCAAATGAATATGTTTGCTCGCGAACCCAAGATGTACATCTCTGATGAAGATGCCATCAAATATGGTATGATGACACACAGCGAACGTGCAGAACTTGCAAACGGACGTTGGGCAATGCTAGGGTTTATTGCTGGTATTGTGTCTTATGTTGCTACTGGTAACTTCTTCTTCGGTGTATTCTGATGACTGAAGTAATCTTCACACTCACTGCAGTTGCATTTTTCGTACTTCTGGGTTATGCTGTAGAGAAAGTCGCAGAAACTTACTGATGAGTGCTGGAATGCTTGGGCAACTTAGTCTTGCCCTTCAACAACTTGTAGAAGAAGGTGCCTGGTCTAATGATGATGAACTTAAAGTTTGCATCGCAGGAACCCTAAAGAAAGACAAATTTATTGTTATTCAAAACACAACTAAAAGAGGAGAAACAAAATGAAAAATCTTTTTACTGAAAAAGCGGAACGTATTAATGGTTGGGCTGCAATGATTGGATTCGTTGC